CCGCCGGACAGACAGCCCGACGGCGTAAGGTCGTGTTACTTGGATTGCCTTAGCCACGGCGCGCTTCTCCCCACGAGCCGCCCATCAGTGCCGCCGGGTTGTAGCCCAAGCGGATAATCAGCCGACGTCGCACCACGGCGCGATCACGCTCCACGTCGTAATCCAGTCCGTCGCTTCCGGTTGGACGGATTTTTTCCGTGCCAAACCCTAAAGCGTCCCACTCTTCAATGTCGGCGCGCGTTGCTTGACGCTGCACCGGCGTCAAGTCGTTCACCGCGTTAGCAATCGAGTCAATCGAGATAAAAAGCCGCCCGCCGGTGACGATTTCCCGCACCTTTTCCAATTCGAGTTGCGTCAACGGCGCGCTACTCTTGCTTTCGATTGCTTCCAGCGTGGCCATGATGCAGCCGCCAAATTCGGTAAGCCCAAAAAACCACGGACAGAATTGCGGCTAGCAGAAGCACTAAGTGCGTCACGAGCTTCAGCCAGCCGCTCATCTCGTCCAGCCAGAGCGCGTCAGCAACAGCAAACGCTGCCCAAGCCAGAAAAAACTTGACAGCGTAATGCTTGTGCTCTAGCGCGATATACACGGTTAGCAGACCTCTTCGAGAACGTACGCCCGGATAGTCCCGGCTGCGCCCGTCCCGGTTGAAAACGCGATCTGTCCACTGGCGTTGATGAATCGCGCCGACTCTAGCACTACGAAATAGGTAGTGTTGGCTGCGGTTGACAAAACGAAATTCCCCAACGGACGGAACGACGGCGGATTGACGCCTTCGATAAAGGTGATGTCTCCAGCAGCCGTTGCGGTAATCTGCAAAAGCAGCCGGTGCCCCTTCTTGATTCCGTTCGGCAACGAAATTGTGTGCGATTGTGACGCGGCATAAGTCAGCCCCGTAGGGAGCGTTACAGGAGTTGCGCCAACCAAAACAGGATCGAGATTCGCCATTGTTCTGCACCTCCCTTAGTTGCTGAAGCTGACGAATGCCATCGCAAGCATTTCAGGTCGAACAACCTTGCAGCCGTACAGGTACAGCGACTTGACCGCTTGCCCGAATCGGCGCTCGGGGCGATACACTTCTGTCGCTTGAATCAGCGCGACAAATGAAGTGGCGTCGCTAACACCAGCGATAATGCGGTGGACGTCGTTTTGAATCGGCACGTTATTCGAGACGATTACGTCAAAGCCGGCAATCGGGCCAACAAGCCCGTTTGCCAGTGCCGCTTGCGATTGCTGTGCCGCTGTGAATACACAGTTCTGGTGAATCAGCAGCCGCGTCAGGAATAGCGGAGACACCACCACCCAGCGACCGCTACGTGGTACGTTTGCCTCGTCTAGTTCCCCAGCGAGTTGTACTAACGTCAGATAACTGCTGTTTGTTGGGCTGGTGTTGATATTGATAGGTTGCGACTGCGAGCCGACGCGATTACCGGCTGCCACGTTCGCAGCCATCTTGCCCGCCACGTGCTGGTCAGCCGCGTCGGCAAGCTTGTATGCCGCGCTACGGCTAGAGACCTCAATTAGGTCGTACGGCGACGTTGCTCTATCAATATCATCAATGGCGAAATGGACCGCCTTCGCTTGGTCAACAACGAGCGTCGTTGACGCATCGTTCAGCGCTTCTGGCGCGGCGAGATCGGTATTTCGAGTGTAGTCAATGACAGTGGGACTCGAGAGCATCGGGATACGCACAGTATCGCCGACGCCACGGAGCTGGCCTTCGTATTTTCGATTGACGCAACGCGGGCTAGCGTAGACGAGTGCTTTCTCAAGCTCTTCCTCTAGCGTTGCCGCCCAGACTGTGCCGATAACGTGTGAAAACGCCACGGGCGAGATACCTCCACGAGATTCTTGCGCTCAAGCGTCTCGCAGGGCATCTCGCCCGTTCAGCGCGTATTAGTGTATTCCTAGCTTAGCCGATCACACTTTTTGACGCAATACTTCCCGCACTTCATCAAGCCGCGCGCGGATTTCTTCCGGCGTCATCTTCTCGAGCGTTTCGCGCGTTAGCTTTCCACCGGACACCAAAGTCCCTTGTGGCGTCCCAGAGCCTGTAATGGGACGCCCGTAGAAGAATGGGAATTCTTTTTGCAAGCGTTTACCAAAGAAGGTAGCAGGGTCGTCTGCCACTGGCGTCCCGTCGGCATCCAGAAAGACAATATCCGCACCTCGCAACTCGTAGCGTCCGTCCAGCAGCTTCAGCAGGTTGTTCACGTGCGCTGGCGCGACACCAGCCGCAAGCGCCCATTCCTTCAGCGAGTACTGCACGCGCTCGCGTTGCCGGGCAGCCTCAATTTCGTCACGCTCCCGACGCAATTCTTCTAGTTCCTTACGCAACGCCACAATGCGCGGGTCTTCTACTTCGGCTTCAGTCATTGGGCGGAGTTTTCGCTCCAGCGCTTCAAGCTTACGCCGTGCTTCACGATGCGCCTCGCGTTCTTTGCGTAAGGCTTCTTTGAGTGGCGTTGGGTCGTCTACCTGCACGGGCAGGACAAACTTGCCGTCGCGCTCTTCGTAGAACGGGCGCAACGGCTCCGGCACGGCGTCCAAAGTGTCAACCTCAATAGGTAGTGGCTCCGGCATAAACAACCTCTAGCGATAAATTATCGTACACTTGCAGCGCGTCCGGCACACAGACGCGCCAATCGGCGGAATCACGTCAATGGGCAACCACTTGCCAGCCCACTCAAGACAATCCGGGCAGTGTTCAGCGATCCCTAAGACGCGCTTAGCCTCGGTGTAGCCTACTGCTTTGTGTTTGATTCGCTCCAAGTCGGAAAACGTCCCGTAGGCAGCTCCGGCGTAGAGTTCCGCACGCGCGATAAAACGCCCGTCAACAGGCAGGTCTTGCGCTTCCCACCGGCGCAAAAACTCGTACTGGCGTCGCACCGCTGCACCAAGGCGCCCCAAGTCCGCTGGCGTTAGTTTATCCATCCCACCAGCAGCCACAGCGGCGTGTGTAAGGTGCAAGGCCTTGATTCGCGCTTTCATTCCCACCGCCCATTCAACGCGCGAAATTTCGCCATCACGTAATTGACGCGCCAGTTCACGCATTTCCTGCCCAACGCCGCGCCGCACCTTTTCGAGCTCTGCTAACACCTTTGCGCGCGCCACAAAGCGACCGTTGGGTGCGATATAACGTTGCGATTTTTCGCTCCAGCGGAATATTGGCTTTGCTGTAGTTTTACTCGGCATCGAGTAATCTTGGGATCAGGATGGAGTACTTTCGTGCAAGCATTCTTGCATAGACAAAGTCTTGCGGTTCAAACCCTATCTCGCTTTCTAGTTCCGTCTGGCTGTACGTCCACCTTTTAGGCTTCTTCGGTTTCTTCTTCGGCTTGATTTTCCTCACTACTCCCTCCCCATTGATTGGCAAGGCGTTCGAGTACGATAGCCGGCGTGACTCCTGCTGGAAGCGCGCCGGACTGCTCTAGGGCTTCGAGGTAGGTCTCAAGGTCAAGGTCTCCGGCACGACGTGCGGATTCCAGCAGCGGCAAAGCCTGTGTCCAGTCTGTCGTTGCGTCAAGTTCCGTTCCGATTTGCACACTGTCCGCAACGCTGTCGGTAGGAAGCCCCAACATTGTCAAGTGCCACCACAGACAATTTTCCAGCGCATCACGGCACGATTGTGCCGCGTCACGTAATAACGCGGTGCGCATCGTATGCAGGTGAATTGCTTCCGTCGCCGTGCGATTTTTCGTATCGCCAATAGCCAGCGACAGCCCCTGCATTTCACGCTCAATTCTATCCAGCGCGCTAGCCGCCGAGCCGATACCAGCGCCGGAAATCTCTACGTACTCCAGCGACTGCTCCGGCTGGAGTAACGCCACAGCAGACGGCGCGATGCGCAGCGTCTCGCCTTCCGGGATTCCCTTCGCCGTCAGGATAGCCACGCACGCCAAGTGGAGATTGTATTTGTAATCGGAATAAGTCTGGTAGTACTCAGCCTCGCGGTACGCCAGAGACAGAAACGGCGAGTGCGCTACGAACGGCGCGTCCGGCGGTACAGCGTACAGCGGCACAATCGGAATTGCCGGCAGCGGTAGCGTGGTCTGAAAGTCCACCACGTAACGCGGCTCGCGCTCGTGCGGTTCCTGCACCTCGCGGTAAACAGTCACCACAACGCCTTGTGGCTCCAACGTGAAAACACGGTAGCGAGTCACAACCCGTTGCGTGAATTGCCCGTCCGGTTCGATTGCTGTTTCCCGGACAACAGCACGCACCAAGACAAGCTCACCGTTGACGCGCTCATGCCGCCAGTTGATGACGTCGGCGCGGTGGCGCAATACCCAGTACGGTCGCCCACCTTCCGCCGGCGCATCAATCAGAATAAACGCCACGCCGTCACGCAACGCTGCTGCAAGTGCCTGCGCCGTGAACCGGTCGCCGTGCGTCCCGGCAAGGTCAATATCCTCCCAGTGCGATAAGAAAACTGGTGGAACTTGTTCGGCAAACTGCACGCCGTCACGCACGATCAGCCCTACGGTTTGCTGGATTGTACGGGCAAAAACGCCAGGCAGCACAGCGGTTGCCAGCCGGGTGCGCCACGTGTCCTGTGCTTCGAGAGGGAAGCGTGGAAGCAGGAACTCGCCTTCAGCACGCGCCGCGCGTGTCCCGCCCCACAAGGCAGCGCAAGTGCGCAACTCTTCGAGATACGGAGAAAGTAGCGGTGATACTGCTGCCGGGACGTCTTTGTTCGTCACAGTCTATTGACTTCCGCCGTTCTGATTTTGACGCAAGCAACCATCAGCTCTTGAAGCTCGTCTTGCTTATCGGACAACTCGTTGATTGCCACAACCAGGTCTTCAAGTTTTACTTCAAGACCAGCTTCGTTTAGGTCTTTCTGAGTGATTTTATCGAGTAGCCCAAGCGCGCGCTCGGCAAGCAAAACGGCTTGTGCGCGCGCGTAAACGTCTACGCACAGCCCGGCTGCACGCTGGATTTCGTAGATGTGCGCTTTTTGCGCCTGAGTCAGCATATCAAGCCTCCCACAAACCGAAGTCAATCATCAGTTGACGCAATGCGTTGACGAGCGTGATAGCTGATGCCAAATCAGTCGCCGCCGGCGGCGCGGTTGTGCGCGGGATAGGCGTCGCGCCAAGGACAGACACGCGCGGCTGAGTTCCGTCGGATTCTACAGTAAACCCAACGCGCTCGTTCGACGCGGCGTCGCAAGCTACTACGTCGGTACGGCCACGACGAATGGACGTGACGTTTTCCAGCCACTGGAAAACCATCCCCCCGGCATAATGTAACTGCCAACCCGCACTTGTTATCTGGTACAGCAGATAGAACTTTGTGCCGGCTGGACGAGGGGGGAACTCGGTGGACAGGATAACTTGCCGTGGAGCAGTAATAGTAGCCCGCGAGCCAATAGCGGTTGCACCACCACTGATAGTGCCGATGACTCCAGACCCTACTCCGAGAGCCGTAACGTCGCTATTTCCTGACCCAGCGGTAGAATTGTATCCCACAACAACGCAGTCCTGCCCACCGTTGTGCGCGGCGGTAGCGTTTGCCCCTACAGCAATGGAAAACGCGCCAGCTCTAGCGTTACGCCCTATCGCTGTCGCGGTAGTGCCTAACGCTTGCGCAATAGAGCCTACGACTGTCTGTCCATTTGCCGCCGCAATCGTTTGCCCAACACCGAGCGAGGTGTTTTCGCTTCCCGCCGGCAGCGTTGTTCGCCCCAGCGCGATCTTATTATTCGCCGTGTCAAGCTGGTAGTGGTTCAGCTTGTTCTTGTCTGTTGGGTTCAGCAGCCCGGCGTTTGTGGTATCGGCTTGCGGAATCGTTGCTGGCGTGCCCGTGCTGCTTGTAACCTGCCCGCTGTCAGGCGCAGGGATATAGCCCAAGTCAGTCGCGCCACCGCTTGCAGACAGCACGCCGCCGGACAGAGAAAGATTTACGCCAACCTGGATTTCTTCCGGCGGCCCGGCAGTCGCGCCGCGTCCAAGCAGGCGGTTGGGCGTCACGTCTTGAATCTTGTCGTATAGCACCGCGCCGTCTTGGATTTTTGGCGTCGTGACGGCGTTCGGTGCAATCTTTGACGCAGTGACGGCGTTTGATGCGATTTTTGGGCCAGTCACCGCGCCGCTGGCAAGGTGCGTCGTATCAATCGAGTCACTCGCTACAGACGCTTGCGCCTGACCGGGCGTGGTAAAATCCCACTCGATAGTTGCGCTATCGGTAACAACGCGCTCGGCGGTCAGCGTTGGGTCAGCAGCCGCCACAAGGTATTGTGCGTCGGTGGGCGCGCCGCCACCACCGCCGGTAGAGCTAATAACTCCAGTCAGGGGATCAATCGTGACCGTCGTGCCGTCCACTCGCACGTGCCCCAAAACGCCAGACGGGCCAACGCCGGCGATTTTTTGCTCATGCGCGTCCAGCAGTATCTGCCAGTTGTTCGGCGGCGTTGCGTTACTCAACAGTAGCGCTTGCAACGTGATAGGCGTCGCGCCCGGCGGCACAATAATTGTGCCACGCCAGCCGTCCGGGAGCGTGACTTCTATCTCAATACCGGTTGGCAATTGAAGCGTTGCGTCACCATTCGCGTCAGTCGTAATTGTATAGACGCGCGAGGGATACACGTCTGCTGGCGTGGACTGACCCTTTTTGAGGGGACGGAAGGTAACGCGCGCGTTTGCCAGCGGCTGATTCGGAATTTCTGCGAGTGAAAGATTGACAGTGCGCACAGCTAATCCCTTTTGCGTCCACGCAAAATTACCTGGTCAATAACGCGCCCGGCGGTTTGTCCTGGAGTTGTCGGCTTTGCGTTTTCCGGCGGGAAGTGCTCCGGGAAAAGCGAGCGTCCTAACGCCGTAGCGACGGCGGCAACGGTTCCGGCAATAAGCGCGAGCGTCTGGTACTGCGGGAACGTTGCGGCAATCAGCGACCCCACAGTAGCGGCAAGCGCCAAAACGGTTACAAAGCGGTTTGGAGTTTTCACGGCTCACCTCGGCAAGTAGCTGAACTCTGTCCGGTACTGAGGCTTGCGAGGTCGCCAGCCCCACACTGCATAACACACCGCGTCAGCGCGGTCAGGAGACCGTCCTAGGCGTTGCCGCACGGCATCCTTCGGCTCCAGCAGTATCCTACCCCGCTGGTACGAGTAACGCAACGCCGCAAGCTCATCTTTCAATTTGCGGTCGTCAGGAAGCGCCACGTCACGATAGCGAAGGTGTTCAGCCAGAACCCAGTAGGACTCCGCCCGTAGGTTAGCAAACTGTCCGTCGCGGATCGCAGCTTCCGCCCCGTTGAAGGCTTCGACGTTAAGTTTTTCCTTGCGAAGTATATCCGTCAAGCCACCACCAAGCCCGGCGTCGTCAACGACAATGCGGTGCTGGCGGTAGTGGGAAAGAATAAGATCGGCGATTGCTGTAATCGGAGACTTGCGCAACGTATGCAGGATAACTGTCGCGCCGTTGCGTGCGACACCGGCGATCACGGTTTCGTCATTGCCAAACCGCGCAACGTCAACGCCTATCGAAACAAGCGCGTCCGGCTGACGCGCATCGCTAGATAGCATTGCCGCGTCAAAGAAAGCGTTTTCGTCGCTGTTCCAGTCAACGAATTCCGCGAGATATTCCTGCCGGAAAACGTTTTCAGGGAGCTCGCGTTGGCGTTCCGCGATTTCTTCGGCGGGGATGAACGGATTAGCGGAAGTTGGGGCGGTAAAAGAAGCCCAATCAGGGTAATCAGGGTCTTCGCCGCGCCGGTAAAGTTCCCAGAAATAGTTGAGTCCTGCGGGGGTAGAAATGAACCACGCTTCACCACGCAGGTCGGTAAGCGTCGGCGCGATAGCGTGTTCCCAAGCTTCTTTGAGGTGGCGCGCGTAGGCGGCTTCGTCTAAAACCACGCGGGCGTATTTTCTTCCGCGCCCTACGTCGGGGCGTTCAAGTGTCCAGCCGTCAATTGAGCCACCGTTGATTAGCTCGATGCGCATTTCGGCGCGGTTTGCACGCCGCGTCAGCGGGCGAAGCGTCCGCTCGATTCCCGACCAGACTTCCAGCAGTAGCTTGTAGCTGGGCGCAAAAACGGCAACCGGGCGTCCTTCAATTGCGCCGCCGGGCGCAAGCGTAAGCCACTCAGTTGCGAGAAGCGTTTTGCCAAAGCGCCTTCCGGCAGCGACGACTTTGAAGCGTCGCCGGTCAGCCAAGATAGCGAACTGCGCCTTATGCAGCGTTAGCTTCGGCAATCGGACTGCAATAGCCGGCATTAGCTACGCATTGCTTTCATTTTACGGGCTAGAGCTTTCTGTCGAGACTCGCCGGCGCGCTGAAAAAAGCGCAACCCCTTGCGCGTGGTGTGCCACTTACCTCCTGATGCGGCCATAATCACCTCCTGACGAGTTCACAATACGTTAGCGTTTCGTTTTCGACGACATCGAAGACTTCGGGCTCCCAGCCACTGGGGACGAAGACGTAAACCAGTTCGCCGAGTTCGTCTTCGTAGAGCATCAACCCATTAGGGGTATGCTCTCCTGCTAACGCAATATAAGGTGAAACCAGCCGTGTTGGGTAGTCGA